ATATTCTTTATCTTCCCTATCTTTACGTTCTTGATCTGTTTCATATATCCCGGTTACAGCTTGATTATTGTTACGCTGTACAGTTAATGGATCAAGCGTTGTAGTTGTTGTTGTACTTGTTGTAGTTGTGCTTGTAGTGGTAGTAGGTGGCACGGTTGTAGTCGTAGTAGTTGTTGTAGTGCTAGATGTTGTAGTAGTGCTTGTTGTAGTAGTTGTAGGTGTTGTACCAAATGTCCAATAAATATCATCAATAATTACATAATCATCATATTCAATAGCGACCGAAGTTATATATTTATCTGTAACGCTTTTACTTACGACTTCATACATAGTTGATACATCTGCATTAGATTGTGCTGAATAAGTAGATGTTTCTGTTGTACTGTCGCTAAATGTCCAAGTTACTGTATATGGATCGTTAACACAACCAGAAAGAAAACCTGCTGTTGTTATATCGTTCTCTGGGAACGTAATAGTAACAGTTTGGTCATTGTTATTTTGCATATTGTAGTGAACGGCTTGGCTACTACTTCCACAATCGCCACTATGTATGTCTAATCTATTCCAACTTGATCCACCGTAATCAAAAGTTATGTTAGTTGTATTTTGCCCGGTGTTGCTTATTCTTTCATAGGTTGTTGTTTCATCTGCTAATACTGGTGGTGTAACTAAAAAAAGTACTATAACAATTCGTATAAAAGTATTTAGTTTGTGTAACACTCCAAATTATTCTTCTTCTTCTTCTTTATTAAACCAAATTGGGTTTTCTGGATCTAAAACTTCTATGTTTCCCATTACCTACCACCACAACAACCGTTACCACAACAGTCCATATTAAACCCCTTTCATTATGCTATTAATAATAACGCCTAAGATCATAACAGTTAAAGAAAGCCACCCGGTAAGTTCCATACGCGTTGGTCTTTCATTCATACGGCTATGAAGTTCATCTATTTTTGTATCTAGCTCTTTCTGGTTGTCTAAAACCATTAAAAGTAGTTCTTTTTGCGTTAATCCGTTATTGTCTGGCATAATCTAAGTATGATTTTAACAGTTGACGGTGTTCCCTTTTTGAATATGATATTGTTCTACCGTCGTATATATCGTGGTGTAACTTGCATAACATTGCAACATTATCTATATCGTATTTACGTGTAGGATTACCACCCATACCAATATCTTTTAAATGTGCTAGTTCTAAACGTTGGTCATAGTTTATACACTCTGGCCACTCGCACCTGTTATTTGCACGATCTAATGCGATTGAACGCATTTCTTGTAGCTTAGTCAACTACTAGGGTTTAGGATTAGCGTCTTTTACAGCTTTAATTGCTTTGTACCATTCGCCGGTTTTATCTAGCTTATTGTTATGTATATCCCAAAAAAGCTGATCTAACTGGTTTCCAGTACTATCGTAAGCTTCTTGTCTAGCAGTTTTATAACCATTTTCTTGTTGGTCAAAATCGCTATTAGCTTTATCAATAACTGCTTGTGAGTATTCTTCGTCTGTAAATTCACGTCTTAGATTATTTACTTGTGCGAACATACCGTCGCCACCATTAGCAGTTTTTTTCGCGTCTATTTCTGCTTGTGCTGTTGCTGTTAATTGTTCTAATGTTGCCATAATTATCCTTTCTATCTTATCATACTTTATTTAAATTTTATTTCTTGAGCCCATATAAAACGAAGCGACCACTTGCTATGTTTCCACTAGCCATTTTAAATTCCATTCCGTCACTAGCACTAGCAACTGTATGGACTGCACCACCTTGCCTACCTCTAAATAAACCACTAGAGCTTATTTGTGTTGTTTCTTGTGTAATAAAAGAATATTCACTAGCATTTGCAAAGTTAAACAAATACAAAACCATATTAGCTACTTCCCCTGTACTTGTACCAACATCATTTACTTTAAAACTATCAATATTAACTTCTGCATTATTTCCAAAAGTAGTATCTGTTCTTAATTGTTTAACTGCATAATCATATTCTGAATCTGTTTGAGGTGTACCACCTTTAGTTACTCTAAAAATTGGAGTTGCCCCGTCTGTTGTAGGTGCTAAATTATTTACAGTAATCACATAAACATCATATGTACTATCAATAGGATTTAAAATTACACTTCCTGTTGCTGATGATATAACTACCTCTTCAATTTTTATTAAGCTACCTGCCATTATTTAACTCCATATACTGATATTTCCATTTCAGTCAATGTTCCTGAACTTGAAAAGAAATTAATACCTGTTATTGTTTGTGCAGTTTTTTCAACTCCAATTCCTTTATATCCCTGTAAAACACCTGTCCAAGCATTAGATTGGTCTGTTAAAAATGTATAACTAGAACTATCATTAGGATTAAACACAGTCATATTAATTGAAGCACCAACTGTTGAGCCATTGCCAAAAGAAATTCCTCCAATAGAAGTTACTCCTGTACTCCTAATTTCTGCAAATCCTGTATTAGAATATAAAATTAAAATTGCCTCATCATAAGTTGAAGTGCTAACAACACCACTTTCATCTATAAATCTTACATCAATATTTGCTGATGTACTTGTTTGTAACTTAGTTACAGTAACTTGATACACATTATAATTAGCACTAAAACAATCTGTTACTGATAATGAACTAACTCCACTTCCACTAGCAGATTTTATAAACTGTAAATTAGTAGCCATTATGAATATTCCTTTATGCCATATAGAGAAAATGTGCCTGTAAATGCACCAACATCAAAAGCCATAATTTGAAATTTATTTACAGTACTTGCTTGAGGTAAAGCATTTGAGCCAAATGTTGATTGAATTTCATTACTATTACTCCAACCAGAAAAGTGTGTTGTTGCAAAACTATATTTTGAACTGTCTAAAAAATTATAAAAATATAAATATCCATTAATGTTACTTTGTGTATAACTTGTTGAAGTATTATTACCAAATCTAAAAGCATTCTTTGTAGTGCCTCTATCTTCTGCAAAAAAACTTGGTGTACAATCTTGGTTAGCCATTTGATAAACAGTACCACTTTCTAAAACTCCACTTTCATAAAGTCTTATTGCTATACCTTTACCATTACTAGTGTTATAGCCATCATTAATGGTTAACAAGTGAACATTGTAACTTCCTAAATCATCAAAATCTAGAGTTGAAACTGCACTTGTTATTGTTTTAGTTTCAATTAATTCTAATTGTCCTAATTGTGGTGTCCATTTATCTGCTTGGTCTAAGTTATAAATATCTTTAGGTTTAAATATTCCTTTATTATTAAATGCACTTTGTTCTGGTGCTTCTGGTATATATCCAAATTCACTCATTTAAACCACCCTGTACAATGTAAAAGTTCCTGCTGTAATAGTACAAGCGTCCCCACTAATTGAAAATCCATTGTGTGCTTCTGCTACTTTGTAAATGAATCCACCCATATCGCCCATTAAAGCAGTAGAAGTTGAGTCAATAATCATTTCTTCACAAGTAACAAAACTATACTCACTTGCATTATTAAAGTTATAAAGATAAAAAAGAAAGTTTTCATTTTCCCCTGTAACATCATTACTTATTGGCGAAGCAGCTGCTACATATTTTCTTGTTTGGTTTGCACCACTAAAATTACTAAAAGAAGTATTTGCTTTTAAAGTTTTAGCTGCATAATCATAATTTGCAGTAGTTTGTGTCGTTGTTGTTCCGGTAACATCTTTTGTAACTCTAAGTTGTAAATAAGCAGTATTAACAGATATTGTTACGCCACTTGCAAAAACTACATAAACATCATCAGTATTTATTCCGTCTAATTGAACATCAGCAGTAGCAGAAGTTATTGTTGCTGTGTTTACTTGTACTAAACTCATTAGCTATCAACTCTCAATCCATAAGTTTTTATAGTTCCACTAGATACATCTGAACTAGGGAATAAAAATTGAAAACCTGAGATACTTGTAGTTTGTTTTAATACTCCAATGCCTTTAGAAGTTAAAAATCTAGGATTAGAATAATGTGAACTTTGTTGTCCTGTGTTAAATGTATAACTTGAACTGCTATAAGGATTAAAAATATATAAAACACACCCTGCTACATCTGGTGCTTGGTCTGGATTACCACTTGCATAATGTATTTTTGTGCTATCTCCTGTATTGTCTGTTCTTATGTCACTAAATCCTGTATCTGCAGGCATATACAAACTTGCAAAGTTATAATCTGCACTAATAACACTTCCACTAGAGTTTATAAATCTTAAATAACTTTCAGTAGTAGTTGTACTAGCAGTTGAAAAATTATCCCCAACAATTTTATATATATCAAAATCTGTACTAAAAACATCTGTTACATTTACATTTGATACTGAACTTGTTACAGTAGTTTCATTAATTAATCTTAGGTTACTCATATCTGTTTTACTCCAAAAAGTTTTATAGTGCCACTTGCTATATTTCCTGTTGTTGCTAAAAATACTCTAAAACCACTACATTGATTTGCAGTTGTAAAAACACTTCCACCAAAAGAAAATCTTGGTGTATGAACATCTTGTTTTATAACTGTATGATGTGTTGTAAATGTATATTTAGAACTGTTAAGAGCATTGTAAATATAACAATATCCATTAGCACTTGCATTAGTTTCATTATCAACATTAGGTAACCATATAAATTCTGAAAAACTTGTAGATTTACTTTCACTAAAAGTTCCTGCACTATTACCTAATTGTTGTGCAAATTGATAACCACTTGTTTGTACAGTTCCACCAACTTTAACTCTAATATCTAAGTTCTGTGCAGTTGTACTAGCACTTTGAATATTGGTAGCTTGAAATAAATGTACATCATAATTACCTAAATTATCAAAGTCATAAAAAGTTACACTATCATCAGCAGTTTGTTCTTCAATAAGTTCTAATGAGCCACCCCAACTACCGTCTTTAGTTAATTGAAGTATTTCACTAGGTGTATATAAACCTGTATTCTTTTTTACATTATTTGGTTGTGTACCTAAATAGGTCATAGTGATCCTTTAGGTTTGTCTAAGAAATGATACGTTGTATTCCCCACTAGAAGCTGCTGAACATAAACCTTGTAGTTTATCCCCGGTTTCTAGCACGATCTTTGTTGTTATCTCTATTGTTGTACCAAATGGTAATGATACGTCATTTAAAACGTGGCGTAATGTTCCACCAGACTTAATAACACTTAGATCAATAGTAACGTCTGCACTTGATCCACTAACATTAGATACTAAAATACCTATTACAGTTTCAGTTGTAGATGACGGAACTGCGTCAACAATGTCTGCTGTTGATGTTCCAAGGACACCTTGAACTGAATGTAGTGTATCTGCCATAAATTATTCCTTTCTTATGATAAAGCTAATACTAAACCTAGACTAACACCACTTGGTGCAAGTGCTACAATATCGGCTACTGTTGTTTTCTTTACGGCGTTACTGTCATCAGCGTCGCCTATTAAAACTATATCTGCCGAAGCAACGGTTGCTGATGTAGCACTATTAGGCGAAATAACTAATGTTGATGAAAATGCACCAGATGTAGCCGTAGCACCACCAGATAAACCAGAAGTTCCTGCTGTTGTAACAGTTACCCCGGTAATATCGCCCTCGCCTATAAAATTTACGAAAGAAGATCCGTTATAAAACTGTAATACGTTACTGTCTGCTAAATAGCAAAATTGTCCCTCTATTGGACTTGTTATTTGTGCGTCCCTAGCTGTTGAATTAGCAAATATACCTATGGATTGTTCCATTAAGTAATCGTTTACATCTGCTGCTGTTAAAACTTCGCCTGTTGAAAATACTTTAAATCCGTTTGCCATATTTTTAGTTTATCCTTTCTACTTTGTAATACATTGTATATGTCATTAATACCCTAGTTTATCTGTGTCTAAAATACCAAATAACGTGTTATCTAGTCTAAAAAATGCTTGTACATCTGCATTAGACAACTGGTATGTACTACTAAATATATCTGGTGTAATACTATATGAAACACTATCAATGATTTCTAATGATGATATTTGGCTTGGCGATCCACTACCCGGTGGTGTTAACTCTACTTTTACTACGTCGCCTACATCTCTAGCTAATACTTTGTTTTGATTAGTTGTACTAGCTTCTGTTAAATCAACTTGTAAATTATCAAAACGTATTAAAGCGTCTTTATATTTACCAAGTAAGAAGTTTGCAGCTGCTAACACTTCTGTATCACTATCGTTATATAAACCAGTTCTTGACAATGATCTAACCAAATATTTAAGTTGGCTACCAGTATCTTGTACAGTTTGTGTAGATCCACTTAAACGTTCTAATGAAACAATATTATAAATTTCGTTATCGTCATTAATATAATCTACTTTTAAGTAAGGTATATCTGAACCGTCATCACTAAACGTAGCACTAGGTGTACTAGGGAACGTTGTATGGCGTGATTTAAAGGTTAGCTTACCGTCCCTAGCTATAAACAATAGTCCGTTTTCTGACTGTTCTACGGTCTGTAAAACACCTAATGTGTTAGCTGATAAACCACTAAGACTTTGCATATTAGATATACCTGTTTCAATATCTCTATTAGATCCAAATTTAACGTTTGCGTTATCTAAAATATTATTTATTAACGTACCACTATCAGTACTACTAAAACTTGCATTTATTAATTCAGTATTTGCAATTTTCATAAATGCGTCTGACGCTTGAAAGTTAGCAAATGAGTTGTTTGCGTCTGGGTAGCTTAGGTTAATATCAGTTACAAAACCTACAAATAAGTCCTCATAGGTACTTCCACCGTCTGTTGTTGCGTCAACGTGTATTTCTATCATTGGTTCAATACCGGGGTAATAAGGACTTGATGTATTAGTATTTTCGTATTTTCTAGCGTTATTAAGTAATTGTACTGAACACGATCCAGTAATAAAACTGTCTAAGTCCCTTGATCTACCACGATTAATAGTTACGCTTTGTACGTCACTTGTGACATCAGTAAGCGTTGTTGCACCACCTAATTTACCACTATCTAATACACCACGTACTAGATCGTCTAATGTAAATGTATCTGGTGTAAATCCAATGCGAACACGTACTGTTGGTGCTGCCATTATTCTATGGTTAGAACTCTATTTAACGCACCAGAAGTTCTATTGTATTGGCGTAATGCTTCAACTGTTTTTTGTGCAACCTCTTGTGGATTACCTGTATTACCACTTATGTTAAAGGTGTTATTCATTACAGCTTGTCCAACTTGTTTTTGCATTTGTTGTTGTCCTGCTAATAAGTTACTAACTGTGTCTGCCGGGGATTTAACTGCCGGTGCTGTTAGAGAAGCTACTTTTTGTTCAGCTAATCCAAATGATACGTTACCAAATTCACGTAGTTTTGGTAGATCTATGTTTATACCAATCTTACCTAAAACGCCACTAACTTTATCAACAAATCCATTAATTGTTCTAATAAAACTGTTCATACTGTTAATAACTCTGTTAATCATATTTTCAAAATTCTTAGGTAGATTTTCTAAAAATGGTTTTAAAAATTTATCTGCAATTTCTGTAAACTTTTGAAATGCTGGTGCTAGTAAATTAAGTAACACCGTTACAATACTTATGATTGGTGGCAAAATTGCTGCAAATAACTGACCTATGGAACTTAAAAACGGTGCTACTGCTTTAACAGCGTCAACAAGTTCTGGCCCGATTTCTTGCACTAAATCCATTATTACTGGTAACAACTGTTCAGCAATAGGTAATAATTCAGCACCCATAGTTACTTTAAGTTCTTTAAGTTTTGCTTTAGCTTCCCTTGATTTGTTGGCAAAACTTTCTTGTGTTCTGTTTAAGTCGCCCTGCTGTACTGTTGTTTTCTCTAACAGTAATTCATACGTTGCTAATGCTTTTTCTTGTTTAGTTAATTCACTAGCAGCTGTTTTACCAGTCATAGTAAATGCTTTTTGTTGTACGTCGGCTTCCATTATGGCGATACCGTAGGTTTTCAAGCTCTCTCTTTCGCCTAATAACGCTTTGGTAAATGCTTGCATAACTGGTTCTGCACCACCTTGTACGTTACTAAATGAAGCTACGTCGCCTGCAAGTGCTGCTAGTTTTTGTGATAGGTCTGCTGATCCGTCTGCTGTAAATTCAATACCTTGTAAAACTGCACCAGATTGTGTTAGTAATCCCTCTAACTCAAATGCAGCTAAACCTGCTTTGTTTGCAAACTCATCAACGAAACCAGATAGTTTTGGCATTGCTTCGCCAAAGGTAGTTTCAAATGCAGATCGTGCTTCGTTAGCGTCTGAACCTAAATCTACTAATTCTTTACCTAAAGCTGCACCAGCTACTGTTGCAATACCTAAACCTGTACCAATAGCTTTACCGGCTTTACCTGCAAAACTACCTAAACCTTGTAAACGCTTTTGTACTTTTGTTAGATCATCAGTAAATGCTTTAGTTTTACCAATAATTGCTATTGATATTTTTTGTTCTCTTGCCATTACTTAATTGCCTTTACTAATGCGTCAAACATTCTATCGCTGTATGTTTGCATAATATTGTTTTGATTACGTTGTATAGTTTTACCTGCAACATAACCACTTTTACCTGCTTTATAAAAACTACTGTCGCCTTGATCTCTTTGGCTACCTGTCCATTTTCTATATGGGAACTTAGCACCCGGTCTTGAATATTTTAAATTACCAACTTGTTGTGCTGTTATTGCTCTAGTCTTACCACTTCCACGAACTGGTACGTACTGAAATCTACGACCACGTTCTAGTGATATTGCTGTTGGGTATCTATCACTTGTTTTTACGTTTACCTTTGCTTCTGTTCTAGTACCACTAGCTGTAAAACCCATTGCTGACTTATTAGCCATAGGAACTGGTTGTTTACGTGCTAATGGTCGTATATCTGATAATTGTTCTTTTGCTATTTCTCTATGAAACTTAGATAAAACTTTAAGTACGTCTTTTTGACCATATCGTGCTAGATCTTTTTTCAATTTAATAATCTCGCTATTATCAATAGCTATATCTGTAAATTTTGCTGTTCTAGCCATATTAATTATCGTACTTTTTGTTTATAACTCTTAACAATGCGTCAAACATATCCATATCAAGTTCTAAAACCTCATTTGGACTTATACCTACTTCTAAACTAATTAAAGCTATAAGGTCTATAAATCCAGTTATACTTTTGGGTTATCACTTGCCCCGGATATATCTAAATCATCTACTTGATCTATCCAAGTATCGTAATCATCAGTCACGCCGTTACGTTTAGCACCAAGCCAAGCTAAATACAATAACCATTCATATCGTTGTTCTTCTTGTAGCTTTGATACTGGTATATCAAACTTACGTTCAAACTTAACGATATCGCCGGGTTTAATATTTATTTCTAACTTTGTGCCGTCGTTCATAACGACGATCATATTACCCACTAGGAAGTCGCTCTTGTAATTGTTCCAGAAGTTGGGAACGAAACGGACATAGTTGCAAGTTCGCCAACTGCGTTAGCTATCGGTATGTGTTGATTTACAAGCACAGTACCAGAGTAACTAGGGTTAGTTGAACTTACTGAACCACTTGTTGGTTTTACAACAAATGCTGTTGTACTACCAAGTAATGGGAATAATGTTGCGTCTACTTCTGAAGCTGCGAAATCCTGTTGAAAATCTATTGATAAAGTTCCCGATTTTAAACCACCTGTTCTGGACTGAAACGTGTCGCCCATTGCAGTTGTAACGATTTCATCAGCTGTAATATCTAATGTAACACTTGCTACGTGGTCTGATAAGTCCACGCTGTTTAATGTAACACTAGCGTCTGTTAAAACAAATTTTGCCAATGTGTACTCCTTTCGTACTTAATTGTATATATTATAAACGAATTATAGTCTTGTGTGTTATTCTATGCCGATAGTTGCGTGAATACCAAAACTAGGATTAGTTCCAGTAATTGTATAATTTAGTCGCCAATATTGGTCGGTTACTGCACCTGCAACAGATTTAATTTCTGAACCTATTGCTGTTAAAGCTGTAAAGGTTGCACGATCTGTTGGACTTGTAAAACTTGAATTATCATCTGATTGTAATTTAAAAGTAATTGTTGGACTAGATGTACCACTTACGCTATAACAATGTACAGCAGCATAACATTTTTCCCCGGAAGCAACTGCACCTACTTGATAAGCTGCACTATTGCCTGTTGCTGTTAAAGCTGTATCTAAAGCAACTGTTCCTCTTACAACAACATCTGACGATCCAGATTTAGAAATACTAAACGGTGCTAATTCGCCTACTGTACCAAACATTTGATAACTAAACAATCTTGACTTCATAAAGTAAGCTGTGTTGCCAATACCTGCGTCTGGTACTGTTGTAACGATTAATTCGTTGCCTATGCTTGTACCAAGTAGTGCGTCTGGTAAGTTTGCCCCAGCTTCATAAAAACCGTCCATTGTAAGGTTACTGTCTTTTAAACCACCTAGTAATGACTTAAAGCCACCACTATTGATTGTTGTAGCGTCTTGTTCTTCTGCTGTTATGTCTAACGTTACGCTTGTTATGTGGCTACTTAGATCATAACCACCACTAAACACTTTGCCGTCATTAAAAACATATTTAGCCATTATCTACTTCTTCCCACGCTTCGTTAACCTCTGGTGTACTTTTATCATCTTTTTTATACGTACCGTCTTTTTTTCTAGCACGTCTTTTTTTAATTGTAGTAGGTTGAATGTGTCCACCTTTAATTAATGACTTAGCAACATCTTCATCATCAATAGTTATAGTGTCGCCTTTTACCTTGTCCATAACTTTTTTATTACCGATTATTTTATATTTTGCCATTAACTTGATCCTTTTGTATAAACTTGTATTTCTAAGTTAGCACCTACACCGTCAATACCGTTTAAATTAACATCAGCTGCATAATTGCTAACGTTTACAACTCTTGCGTCTGTATCTGCTAAACCTAGTGATTTATTATTATATATTACTTGTCTTACGCTAGATGAACCACTTCCTGTAATATAAGCGTCTAGCTTATCTTGTGCCGTTCTACTATCTGCACGTTGTACAGCAACTAATAAATCAAATGTGTAAAGATCTGTCCCACGTTGCATTGCTAAATCAAACTCTATTGATGTTGGTAAAAATATTGCTACCGGGAAGTTTATTGCATTGTCTGGTACTGTGTCATAACAACGTAAACCACTAATGTTGCTTACAGTTGTTTTAAGACCGTCCCTAATCTGTGACAATGTAGCCATTACGCTACACCTAGTATTGTACCTTTACGAAATGGTGCTAATAACCTAGTTATTTCACGATTTTGTTGTATGTTGACTACACCGAAGTCGCCGACACCTGCTACACCTAATGGTGCATTTCTCATTGCAAATAATTCTGACGATAACATTAGTGTTGCTTGTCTAATTGGCTCTGGTACAGCTGACCAACCCCATTTAGCTGTTATTTCTGCTGTTGCTCTGTTGCTTGATAGATCAAGTGGCCATTCGTGTACACTTGATGAAATTAGTTCAATAATGTAATAAGGTGTTGTTAATATACCACCTGCAACGCTGTTTAAAGGTAGTAATTGAAAATCTGTTGCTGCAACGGTTGTTTCATACGTACCGTCATCATTATCATCATATTTTACAATCAACCCGGTAGCAGTTGAAAAATCATCTACACGAAGTCTATATGGATCGTTTGTATAATATTTACGTGCTGAAACATCTGCGTCTGCATAAAATACACGACCACAAAAAGCGTCTATTTGACGACTTGCAGCTTCAACACTATCTTCTAATAAAGTATCATCATTAGCGTCGCCTATACCGACGAACGACTTTAAACCACTAAGAGTACAGTACCCATTGACAATTGCCATTGTGTGTACCTACTTACTTCTTAGTTTCTACTTTTTTTTCGGTTTTAGGTTTTTTACTAGCTGTTTCAACTTTGCCACCCAAATCTTTGATAGCTTTTTTAACTTCTTCAGCACGTTTTGCCTTTCCGTATATTTCGTAATGTTTTAATTCTTGTTTTAATGCTTCTATTATATCTTTGCTCATAATGTTCTTTCTTTATGGTTCGGTGTGTCGGTTGCCCGACACACAAAACCGATTATTATCCTAGCTTTTAATTAAAAAGTAGGTGGAACGAAACCTGTACCAGATACATAAGCTGCACCTGCTGGGTAACGTCCGGAAGCAAATGCTGAATATCCATAAACAACCATTTTGGTTGTAAGGTTTCCTGCGTTTGTTTCCTCAAATTTGAGTTGCATAACTCCGTCCTCAAATATCTTGAGGTCGTCCATTTTAATAGCCCAAACTAGATCCTCGTTATTACCTGCACCACCGTTTGTTTGAACGTTAGCGTCTGTGATAACTGGAAGTCCCATTAAAGTACCAACAACGTTTCCGTATGCTGCTGCTTCGCCAACACCTACGGCGTTGTCCGGGTTACTACTGTTAGGTAGTACTAATGGTCTGTTGTTGCCGTCTACACCTGCTGTGAAGAAGCCCCAACGTCTTGGGTGCATAAAGATAGCTGTTGCCGGTGCAAATCTGTTTGAGTTAACAGTTTGTATGGCGTTAGCTAATTTAGGGAATGCTTCCCCAACGGTAGGACTTGCGTCCGTATAGGTTATTGCACCTATTCCACCGACTTGGATCATTCCAGTATGCTGACCGTTTGCACCTGTTCCTGTCCACATTTGACTATCTAAAGTCGTGTAGTAGGAAGAAAGTAGGTCTTGGAAGATAACATTTTCTAGTGAAAATCCTGATCCACCACCCCTTTCAAGTGCTTGTCTTGACACGTCTTGCTGACCTGCAATTGTGTTTACGTTTACAGTTAATAGAGTGTCGTCCATATCTGTTTCTGATACAGCTGCATTTTCAGTAGCTTGTGGTGCAGTACTTGAACCAGTTGTAATTCTTGAAACCTGTATTTGGTTTCCGAATTCTGGTAACTGCTCTTTGGAAGCAGCGTTATAAAATGCTGATCCTGCTCTAGCTAATGGTGCATACATATCTAACAAATATTGTGGTACAACAAGTCCAGTAAATGCACCTGTTCCAACATCTCTAGCTTCAAACTCTTGGTGTGAATTTAAACGTTCTTGTGCTTGATAATCGCCCTTACGTGATGAATAAGCGTCCCTAATAAAGTTATGATCGCCACCTTTTCTATAAAGGTCTGGTTCATTGACTTCAACTATGGCTTCTTTATCGCCTAAATCTTCATCTTCTACACCTAAGTTATTTCTGCTTTCTTTAACTGCTTTTAAAGTTTCGGTTGCTTCTCTTGCTTCTTCAATCTTTTCGTTAAGATCTTTTACTTCTGTGTGAAGTGCTTTTGATCTGTCAAATTTATCGCCAAATCCCTCTGCACTATCTTCTAAAGTATCAAGTTCTTCAACTAAAGTATCAAGTTCTGCAACTTTACTATCTCTAGCTTCAATTAATTTTTTCATAATATCCTTAGTAATTGTATTCTTATACTTCTGCGTAAGGTGTGTAGTTAAGTGTGATACACGGCTTATAACACGGCGTTACGACTGTTTGCGAATACCGTCCCTTTCAAGTTGCATTTTTAACAACTCTACTTTCGGATTGCTTCGCTTTTTATCAGTTTCCGTATCAACTTGTGTAGTTACTTCGCTAATAAAACTTTCTAATACCTCTGTTGCTTGGTCGCCATTTCTAGCTTCTACCAATTCTTTATGTAGGTTTTCTATATCTACGCCACGTAGTTTTGCACCTGCCCACGGATTAGCCGGGTATGTTACAACTGACACGTCAAACAATCTTGCTTCCGATACAGTTCTTTGGTCGCCCTGTTGGTTAAATTCATCACGCATTGCTGCAAACGCAAATGACATTTCATTTAAGTCGCCACGCTTCATTGCACTAGCTACTTCTGCGACTGTTGGGTTTGTTGGATCTAATTCAGCTCTAACAAATAAGCCGTATTGATCTTCTTCTAATTCTAATGTACCACTTGATGTTCTAGCTAATGGTATGCCGTCGTGATTTACTAAAAATCTTACGTCGTCTTGTTCTTGTAAGGTTTTCTTAAAAGCACCGGGTTGTATAGTTTCATCATATACACCTTTGTGATCTCTTACCCCATACGGCTTGTTGAATACTGACGCATAACCTGTAAACAATAATGTATCTGTGTCGTTATCATTGCGTTCTTCAACTGCTGAAAAAGTAAAACTTCTATTTTCTGTTTGTTTTTCCATTTCTTTAAGAATAGTGTTACGTTTTTGTATGTCTATTGTTTGTGATATAGCAACAACGCTATCAAATTGTTTATCCAACCTGTACCCCTTACTTTTCTTTGGTCTTGCCTTTGGCTTTGTATTTTTTCCTTTGTAATTCTTTCGTGGTTCTAAAGCACCCTCACTAACAAGTTGTGCTACTTTACGGTCTGCCCATTCCCCTGCTTGTTCTGGATTAGTCCACGGATTAGAACCCCAAAGTAAAAAAGCTACGTCCGAAGCCCTCCAAGTGTCTGGATCATTAGGATTTGATTTTTCACGATCTAAGTCGGATAAATGTCTTTTATGCCACGCACCCATTCTTACTATCTTATCTACACTAACATCTTCGCCATTTGCCATAGAACGTGCTTCACGCTTTGTTTTATCTGTAAGTCCGTCCCCTGCTTTGTTTAAATTATCTAAACCACGTTGTGCGTTCTCTTGCATAAACTTTGGTGGTTTTCTATCTACTGCCCTTAGTTCAGCTTCTAATGTTGCTTCATTTTGTTCAGCTTCTGCAATATTTATTGCAGTAATTTGGTCTTGTGCTGATTTATGTGTTTTATGACAACCCATTAACGTACCGTCATCATCTTTAATTACTGCGTGTCCACCAACTTGTTCTGCACCACTTTCGCCACTTTCTTTAGGACAATCTGGGTGGTTATGAATAATTGAATATGGCATTATTCTGGTATTTCGTTTGTCGGATCGTGTTGATCTATACCTTGTGGTGTTGCAAGTGGATCTACTAACCCACCTTGTAAACCGATATAAAACTTGTCGCCACCCTCATAAGGTTCTAAATCCATTTTTGACCTTGCTTCATTTGGTGTCATTACACCAGAACTTATAGCAACTTGAAAACCTCTAACTCTACTTAGTTGGTCGCCACGTGCATATTCGTCTGTGTCTAATCTAACAAACTGTTTACCCGGTATAAGTGTTGAAAAACCGTCCTCTATACGTCTAATCCACGGAAGTAGTGTATGCCTTACAAATGCAAGTCCATTACTTTCAATGTTTGAATAAACGTTTGATCCGTCTTTAGATAGCAATAAATGTGCCGGTACTCTAAATACCCTTGCAATTTCATTTACAATTTGTTCACGTGCTTTTATTAGCTCGTCCCCTGCCGAAGCACTTATTGCTTTCCATTTTAACCCACCTGTAAGAACTGCCGGTTTTCTATTTCTGTTGTGTGTACCAATCCACGTTTCTTTTAGTACAGACGCTTGTTCAGCTGTTAAATCTCTATCTGTTTCTAAAACGCTGCTTGGTGTACCACCTTGACCGTAAAACTGTGCAATATGTCTTTCCATTGCTAAAGCTAAACCGTATGTGTTTGATTGTGTTCTTAGTGGACTTATACCTACAAGTTGACCGGGATATGAATACCAAATAAAATGTAACATATTGTTTTGTGTAATCTTTCTTTCAAACTTACCCTTATTGC